TTCTTTCTCAAGAATAAATCGAGCATCTTCACTAGGAAGACTGATTTCTTTATCGGGAGGAGAAACAATGACATTCGGATCAGAGAATCCAAATTTATAACTACTACGATCTTCTTTTACAAGCAGATAACTTTCGTTACCAAAATCCCAACTGGGATTCTTATAAAGTTCATGAATGCGAAGAAGTTTGTTGAGATCGTAGATACCAAAGTCACGAGGAAAACTCTCCGTAACCCTTGCTTCGGCAAGAATGTTCTTCATCACAGAAATAGTGCGGAGAACATTACCTTCTTTGACCATGATCGATTGGTTAATCGATCCAAAGTTTTTGAGAATATTGATAGTTTCTTCAGAAAGTTTCATAGGGTTGCGTAGTTTCATTGTGAAGGCCAGAGAAGTGGTAAAGGAGAATGCAGTAGTGAATTGCTTTTAGAATGTCCTGTTTGGACTTTCCATTCTTCTTACCAAAACGTGAAAGATATTTAATAGCATTGGATCTACAGAATGGTTCTGCATCACCAATACTTTCAATTAGGTCAAGAGTCTGAGTCTTAGACTCTTTAGAGGTGTAGTGAGCACGATACGTACCAGAAAGATAATCACGAACCTCTTTAAGTGTTTTATCTTCTTCATACTTCCAAAATCCGTTTTTGGAAGTAGATTCTAGATTTAGATCAATTCGATTCTCGGAGTTAAAACTAATCGTATCCGAAGCATATGTTCCATAATTAAAAGCACCAAGAATATCATTGGCACCATAAGAGGTAATGGTGTCAGTTCCTTCACCACCAGAAATAGTTACAGGAAAATCAGTGAGATTAAGACTAAATCCATTGGATAGACCATCCTCATAGCGACTCTCAAAGTTGTCAGTCATAATTTTATTGCACAGGAGTGACTATAGTTTTATTCTATCAAGAAAAGTTGTGGGAGTCAAGACATTCCTTTTGTTGATCTTCGGTAGGCATTTGAAAATCAACATCAACTTTATCGTAGAGATCCATAAATGATTGTTTGGTCTCATCATCAAATCGATTTACACAAACTTGAATTGCCTTTGCTTTATCTTGGAAGATAGAGTAGGCACGAATGATATGTACAAGACGACGAGTAGAAATAATTTCCTCAATACCACCATCATAGAAGGTCTTGCGGATAATATCCGCCCAATCACAAAGACGTTTGCAAAAGTCAGAATCATCCACATCAAGAGATTGTGCAACTTTATCAAGAATCCTAACTTCATTTGCAGGAGTTGGATATTCTTGTTCAAACGTCACAGGGAACCGTTCAAGGAATGCTTCATTCAATACATTAGTACCAATAAAACGTCCATCGTCAGAACCTTTACCTTTGGTATTGGCGGTAGCAATCACATTGAAACCATTTTTTGGAGTAACATGTTTGCCAATTTTTTTCAGGAATACTCCTTTCCCTTCAAGGATCGATTGAAGGCAAAGAATTTTGTTGGAAGCCAAGTCAACCTCGTCAAGCAGTAGAATCGCACCGCGCTCCAAGGCTTCGATGACCGGACCATTGTGCCAAGCGGTTTCGCCATTGACGAGACGGAATCCACCAATGAGATCATCTTCATCAGTCTCAATAGTAATGTTTACGCGAATCAGTTCCCTACCAAGTTGAGCACACGCTTGTTCAACCGAGAACGTTTTACCATTACCCGAAAGACCCGTAATGAACGTAGGATAAAAAAGACGGGACTGAATAATTTTTTTAATATCACCAAAGTTACCAAACTTGACAAAGGTATCATCTTTAACGGGAATAAGATTTTGTTCGATTGCAGGAATTGCTGCTGGAGATTTATATGTCTGTTCCAATTTTTCTTGAACGGTCAAATTCCATTTACCACGACTAGTTTTAAACTCAGAAAGTTTGTTGGTAACAGTTTGATAATTAGAACCATTCATGACACACCAAGCACGAATGTCCGCAGAACTCACATTACTGCCATACAAATTTTTAAGAGAAGAAACAACGTATTCGGTGGAAAGACTCATTGTCATCGTTTTGATTACTCCGTTATTATAGACCATAAAAAGAGGGTTATTTGACTCTGTGTGCCACTTGTCAATGTGTCACGCGATCATCTCAACAAATTCACTGAGAATTTTTTTGTTCAATTTAGAACCAATCAAAGATTTGCGAAACGCACTTTTGATTTGTGATTTTGATGCATCATCGGATACTTTAAATTCAACATCATTTTGAAGAGAATTGGATGACATAGCAATGTACTTTGTGAATCCTTTGATATCTAGGGATACGGATTTGTTTTTCCTCCAAATAATTCTCGCCTTATCTATTTTGTCATAATCATGGTCCATCCAAATTGAACAGAATTTATTAAATTCACCACCACTACAAATTCGTATTCCAATGAAATTAACTTCAGAAAAACGATCTTTGAGATTTGAAAGAAAACATTTTACTTGTCTATCATACCCATATCCAAATTCATAAGTAGTTCCCAATTTTCGATCCCGCAAATAAATGTTACTGCCATTAATAATACCAAGTCCAAGACCAGATTCACCTTTGAATTCAAAGGGTCGATTATATCCAATAGCATTGGACTCCCCATCCGTCAGGATTACACACTGCACCTTTTGAATCTTTTTATTTTTGATGAAGTTGGGAATAATCTCATTCAAACAAATAATAGATTCATTCAATGGGGTGCCACTAAGTTGGTAAGAAACAGGAGGTTCAGGAGCGTAATACCTACTACAGGAATGTGCAAGTCGCCAGAACATCTTACACATATCATCAAACTTATTTTTCTTACAATCACTCGTAAGAACTTGAATCATTCTGAAATTCTGATCAAAATAAATCTCATTTGGCTTTCTATCAAATAGACCTTTTTTTGATCGACTAGGAAGCATGTCATCTGGTTCTCCATCAGTTTGATGATAGAACGAATTTGTGAAAGCAAATACATCAAAAGGAATATTTACTTTTTTACAAAACCAAACAAGATTAAACAATTGTTTTACTGTATCTATGAGAACTTCTCCCATAGATCCAGACCAATCCAAAACAAAGATCAATCCATGTGATTTTCCATCTGGAATAATGGTTACTTTTTTAAATAGATCTTCGTTGTACTTGTACGTATGAAGTTTAGTGCAATCAAGAATCCCAGTACGAGCAGTAGTAGCACGAGCATAAGAGTCGGCAGATTTGCGACACTCAAACTCTTTTACCAAGTAATTAACTTCTTTTTTAGAGTAATTTTTATACTCAGCATATTTTTGATCGATAATATCAAAATATCGATCTTCAGAATAAACTCTGTTCCACCATTCATTCAATTCTTTAATAACCTGTTCATTAGAAACAACACACTTATCCAATTCAATTTTGGGAAGTTGAACATATACAGATCGGATAGAAGTAGTATCAGCAAATTCTTTCATTCCCTCATTCATCTTTTCATCAGTTTTTACCCGATCAATAGATCCAGAAGAATCTTTTATTGCAGAATTTTCTTTTACGGTGCCACCACCATTGGATGTTTTCAGTTCATCAGATTCGTTGTTTTCCTCACCCCTGTCTTCTGGAGTTCCAGACTCAGTTTCTTCTGAGTTTTTATCTTCCATCTCAGAAGATCCGTTTTGTTTATTTTTGTCAGGTGGCATGGAGACTTCATCTTCCTTATCGCCATCATCGGTTTTACAGAAATTATAAAGAAGTTCGGAGATCGATAGAACTTCATCAAACGTCTCGGATTTGGAAATCATATCAATGATTTCTTTTTCCTTTTCATTTTTTACAGGAATATCAACATAACTACCCACTTTGAACCAAAGGTTCACCCTGTCAGCAAAATTCATTTCTTGAAGATTTTCTTCTCCGATGCAAAAGAAATCTTCATCATTAAGTTCTTTATATCCATTATAAAACGTTTTGGACAGACCCTGATACCTACGCTTCATCAACTTTTCAATACGAGCATCTTCTACGATATTCACGTAGGACATTGGACAGTTGACTTTTTCAGTCCAATCTTCATTGGGTGTGTACAATGCATGACCAACTTCATGCGACACAAGAAGATCAAAGACAACATTAGAGGCTTTCTTCCAATTAGGAAGAGTTAGAAGTCTCCTCTCAACATCAAAAGATGCAGTCTCAACAGGAGCATGTTCAACAATCAAGTTTTCTTGAGCAAGAAGTCTTGCAAGATTTCCTTTAACTTCAAGGTTGTTCATGGGTCTTATCTCGTATAGACCTATACTACAGAAAAACCTCCCTTTTTGGGGGAGGTCATGTACCGCTTTTTGAAGTGGGCCAGTCGTTCTCTAGACTGTCTCATCGCTTGAGGTTTCAATTTCCTCTTCTGTTCTTTTTTGCTGTGATGTTGCCAGTTTGGAACTTTCATTTTTCTGGTATAGATCGTTTATCAGATTATCATACCACATAGAATTGTTTTCAATCCCTCTGTCTCCAGTCATCCGTTTTCTCCTGATGAAACCAGTCCACAATCTCATCTGCACTTGAAAACCCCGTTCTATGATTGGATGGATCGGGGTCTCCTAAATCCATCCTATTCATAAAATCATCAAGTCCTCCTTCTTGCATGTCTGGATTTCTTGCGGTTCTTCTAGCCTTTCTCATCATCTCTGCGGCAGATCTATTTGATTTCGCAAGTTTTTCTGCCCAAATCATATCTTCAAGATTTACCTCTTCTCCGTTTACAATACGTTGACAAATAAACTCCAGTCTAAGTCTGTATTGTGTAGAAAGCATCTTTTTCACACCACCTGTAGTATTTAGATATCAACGCGATACCATTCTTGAGAACCCTTTAATTTTTTCAAATTGAATCACATTCTCAAACTTATCGTGCAATGATTCTTTATGAGAGATGACAAAAATATTTGCATCTTTAATTACATATCTAATAATTTTTAGGAAGTCATCGGTTCCAAATCCATCAAGCGAAGAATCAAACACCTCATCCATAATCAACAGGTTGGTGTTTACAGAGTTTTTATACTTAGCAACTTCTCGCCAAGTAAAAAGAAGAGCCAAATCAATTCTCATTTTTTCGCCTTCACTGAAGGATGAATATGTAAAGTTTTCGTGGATTGGTGTTTGGATCGTTTCATTAAACTCATCATCTAATGTGAAGTTAATGTAAAAGTCCATCATTTGAAGATACCTGTTAACCTGTTGGTTTATGAGTGGAAGATACTTCTTAATGATACTTCTTTTAACTCCACCATCCTTTAACAAAAAATGAGCGAAATTATGATATTCAATTGACTCTTTTTCTTCTAAAAGTTTATTCGTAATAGTTTTTAGTTCTTCGGAAAATTGACTTAATTTCTCATGTTCAGTAT